GAAGGTGGATGCGGTGGATTGCCGGAAAGAAGTAGTCAATAAAATACTGCTATGGGCGGCGGCCAAGGGAATCGATATAGAAGAGTGCAGATATGATATTGATCTGATACTGAACGGTGTGGAGATCATAAAGAGGTGTACAGAGATTGCACCGGTACAAGTTGATAGAAATGAGATGCTGTTAAAAAGATTCCTTGTAGCCAAGCAGGTGAAAGGCTGCACAAAGCGAACATTGCAATTTTACGCAGTGAGTATTAAAAGTATGCTGGAAAGAATAGAAAAGACTGTGGATGACATTACAGCAGATGATATCCGATATTACATGGCAGTCAGACTGAGAAGAGATAAGGTGTCAAAGACTACGATAGGAAATGAAATCCGAAATTTAGGCAGCTTTTTTGGCTGGCTGTATATGGAGGAAGAGATCAGAAAAAATCCTATGTTGAAAATAGACCGGATAAAGCAAAGGAAGACAAAGAAAGAGGCTTTAACAGAACTGGAGATAGAAAAATTACGTGCTGCAGCAGACGGAGAGCGGGAAAGGATGCTCATAGAGCTGCTGCTATCTACAGGATGCCGGGTGAGCGAAGTAGCACAGATCCTTGTTGCGGATATAGATGGAGACAGAATCCTGGTACACGGAAAAGGCGAAAAAGATAGATATGTGTATTTAAATGCAAAAGCAAAATTCACGTTAGAAAAATATTTAGAAGAAAGAAGAGACAGTAATCCGTATTTACTTCCGCACGGAGCTGATGTTGACTCTCTCGTAAGGGCAGGGGTAGAAAAAAGCGAATTGCGGGCATGGTGGAAGAATCCGGAGAATATCAGGGAAGGACATTCATCTACGGGGTCGATCGAAGCGATTATGAGGAAGATAGCTAAAAGAGCCGGTGTGGAAAAAGCGAATCCGCATAAATTCCGAAGAACGTGTGCAACAATGGCACTGCGGAGGGGTATGCCGCTTGTGCAGGTATCTAAAATGCTGGGACATGAGAATGTGGCCACAACGCAGATCTATTTGGGTCTGTCGGAGGAGGAGCTGGAGCAGGCTCATAAAAAATATGTGATTTAAAGGTGATAAAATGGGAAAAAGCAAAGCAATATGCCCGATCTGTAATAAAGAATTTGAACGGGCGACAGCGAAAAAGAAATATTGTGGACCGGAGTGTCGGAGACTGGCTAATATTAAGCACACGAGAGAAAATCAGAAGATGCAGCATCCGGGAAAGGTAGGAAGACCGGTGAAGAAAATAGAAAAATCAGTGAAGAAAATGCGGAGACATGAGAGTGAACTGGTGAAAATAGCAAGAGAAGCAAAGCAGGCAGGAATGACCTATGGAAAGTATGTAGGGCTGATGTGGCAGCAGGAGCAGAAGAAGGAGAGACAGAAAAATGAACAAAGAAACATTGAGCAGGGCGAAAGAGCTTGAGGCAGATATAAAATGCATCGAGGTACTTTTAGAGGAGCATAAGAAAAATCACTGGCTGAGCGTGACGAGTCCAAAACCATACAACGAAGGACAGTCAGGAAGATTCCAAGAGGAACTGGCACAGTGGCTGGAAGAAAGAAAAGAAGCTTATAAAAAGGAGCTGGAGGAACTTTAGGAGGAGAAGATGAACAGAAAGGAAACCACACTTTTGCTGTCGCACATCCTTGAACGCACCAAATTAAATGTTTTTGGAAAACATTATGCAAAAGAAGTGAGCATTGATCCGTGGACATCCAATGCGAAAAGAGTGGATTATATGCAGTTTTCACCTGGAGATCAAATGTCCATATCAGGGATAGAAAAAGGAATATTTACTTGTTACGAAATTAAAAGCTGCAAGGAAGATGTTTATAGCGGGAATGGACTGAATTTCTATGGAGAAAAGAACTATATAGTAACGACGATGGAGTGCTACAAAGATTTGATACAAGATTTGCAAAACGGTAAGTTTGATGAACACTTACACCAATGCAACCCGGAATCATCTAAATATTGGGGAATTATGGTAGCAGTTCCATGCATGAGAGAGCCAGAGGATGAATTTCAAAATCCAACACCGATAGGAGATGCAAATGTGACAGGGTGGGAATTAAAGGTAGTAAAGCCTTGCAGAATGGGACTAAGGAACAGGTCTATGACAGAATTACTTTTTTGTATGTTAAGGAGTGGAAGATAATGAGACTGATTGATGCGGATGAATTTTTGAAAAAACTAGGAAAGGAAATTGAAGGAGCTGTAGAGAGGTATTATGAAAACGATAAAGATAGCTTTTACGGAGGGATATGCAGTGCGTGTAGAGAAATCAGAAGCATGATATCAAATCAGCCAACAGCCTATGATGTGGATGATATTGTGAAACAGTTGGAGGTTCTGTCCGACCGTGCAGATGATGATATGTCTGTGTGTGAGAAAGGTATGTACCAATACTATGATGGATTCAGAGATGGCATTGACAAGGCGATTGAAATCGTGAAAGGCGGTGGAACGGATGCCACTGACGGATCAGTCGAAGAAAGTGTAGTATATCGAGATTTTATGAAAAGGAGTAGAAATTGAGCGAACAGTACAACCGTGAAGAATCCGAATGGATGAAGCAGGCTACTCGATCCCGGCGGCTGAATTATGCGGATATGTCGAAGCATCCACCGGATCGGAAAGCCAGTGCAGACTTCCACCGTCCGGCATATCATACGAACAACATGATCAGAATACAGGGGCAGCAGTTGGAACATATCACAGTGGAGGAATACCTTGCGAAAAAATATAACATAAAGGAGGCTGATGCCAGTGGAGCAGAGACTAGAAGAAAATAGCATAAAGAGAGAGAACAAAAAGAAGAAAGAATACTTGAAAGGATACAGGAAGCATAAGAAAAGAATAAAAAGAATTGAATCGGAGATTGAAGAAATCAGAAGTATGAAGATGTATCCGTCTATGAATAATGATGGGATGCCGCATGGGTCGAATCAGAGTGACTTGAGTTCTTATGCAGCAATATTACAAGAAAGAGAGGATGAACTGTATGAGGAAGGAGTGAAGCAAGTAGAAACATATAAAGATATAGAGTGTAAAATTAATCAACTGACGAATCAAGAGGAAAGAGATATATTATTTTACAAATATATAAAAGGACTTGACTTTTGGGAGATCGGACAAATATTGGGCTACAGTGAACGGTGGATTCATAAATTGCATGGAGATGCACTGAAAAAAATTCAAATTAGTTAAAGAGTGCAGTTCACTTCAGTATTATTCATGATAATATGGTATTGTCGAAAGACGATAGATAATACTCCTTATACGTAATACTCTTCGTAGAAAGACATCTGTGAGATTAGCAGGTGTCTTTTTTTGTCGAAAAATATAATAATATTTTAACATGAAAAAGGAGATAGGAGATATGCCAGTAGGAAACCCAAAGCCACAGACGGTTGCGACGGCAAAATATGAAAAAAAGCGGGATGGATGTCAAAATCTTATAAGCTGAAAAAGGAAATAGTGGAAGAGTATGCAGAAGCTTGTAAAAAAGCAGATGTGAGTGCCGCGGGACAGCTTATGAAGATGATGAGGGAATTCATCGAAGAAGTGAACAAAGAGAGATAAATAAAAGCACCTGGCTAGAAGCTGGGTGCTTTTTAGGTGGATGAAATGACAGACAAAGCGGCAAAAGTTTTCTATAATTCTTCTGCATGGAAACTCAAACGGATGCGGATTCTTGAGCGGGACTATTATGAATGTCAGGATTGCCGCAAGCGACTCAAGGATGCAGCGGCAGCAGGTGTCGCATTACATGGAAAAGAAAGAAAAATCAGAAGAGCAGAAGAGGTACATCATATCCAGGAACTGAAGGAACATCCAGAGCTGGGGCTTGAAGATGATAATCTAATCAGTCTGTGTAAGTTCTGTCATAACCTACGACATGGCAGAAATCCGAAGGGGTTTCCAAAAAAGAAAAAACCTGTAAGCGAGGAACGGTGGTAGACTCCCCCCCGGTCAATTCTCAGCGATTTTTTCTGAGTGAAGAACGGGGATGTAGAGAAGACTCTGGAGAAATTTTGAGATCTCGCGTGAAAAGGGCAGGGGGTCAAAAATTCAGGACTCACTATAAGAAGGAAAGTTTTCAGACAACTTCAAAAAGGCTTAAAAAAGAGCGAAAAAAGAAGCGAAAATTGATAAAAGTGGAATGATTTGAGTAAAAAAAGGTGGTGAAAAGATTGACTCAGAGAAAGAAAACACTGACACAGACGGAGATAAGAGAATCATTAGTTAAGCAGTTGAAGCTGCGGGGAATGAACGCAGAATTCTATAAAGATCTGATTGATGATTATGTATATTATTGGTCACTGAAAAAGAGACTGATTACAGATATCAGGAAAAAGGGAATCCGGTATGAGACCATCAATGGAAATGGTGTGAGCGTGGAAAAAGCAAACGAATCTGTAGTTAATCTGCAGAAGACTACAGCAACCATGTTAAAGATCTTGGCTGATCTGAAGCTAAAAGAGCCAATACCGGAACCGGAGAACCCAACAGATGGTTACCTGTAAAGAAATTGATGATTATCTCAAATATGCCGAAGAGCATCCAAAGTGGATAAACAAGAAAAGAAAATTACTCATAGAAAACATCGTTAAGCCAACATTAAAGCAAAACGATGTTTTTTTTGACGAGAAAACGTACAGGAATTGCTTACAGTATTGTAAATCCAATTTCTATGAGCTGTTTCCATTCCAGAAGTTCATCTATGCATTCGCATTCATGTACAAGGATGATATTCCAGTATTTTCAAAGTTCTTCATCAAGGAAGGACGCGGAAATGGTAAGGATGGATTCATCGTTCCACTGGTTAATTTCTTCCAGACTCCCCTGTATGGAGTGAAGAATTATCATGTGGAGATTGTTGCCAATTCGGAGGGACAGGTTAAAGATACCTTCAAAGTTGCTTATGATATGCTGCATGACAATCCGAAGTTTAAGGGGAAATTCTCTGTAACTAAGGAGCTAATCACAAATCTTGTGACCGAATCAGAAATGAAATACAACACGTCCAACGCAAAGACAAAGGATGGTAAAAGAACCGGTTGCTTGGTACTTAATGAGATTCATGCTTATGAGAATTATGACCAAATTAATGTTTTTGAATCATCTTTTGGTAAGGTCAAACATTCAAGGGAATTCATAATCACAACAGATGGATATGTCAGAGACGGTCCACTGGATGAGATATCAGCAATGTGTGCTGAAATACTGGAGACAGGAGAGAATCCGTTAGGGTATTTCCCGTTCATTTGCGAAATCGATGACATGAAAGAAGTGGATGATCCGGAGGCATGGCATAAAGCCAATCCATCCATGGAGTATATGCCTATTCTTGCAAATCAGATCATGCATGATTATCTGGAAATGAAGAAGATTCCTTCCAAACGGGCAGAATTTATCACAAAAAGAATGGACAGATCGGCACGAAAGGAAGAAGAGACGGTCACAACATGGCAGAATGTCCTGAGAGCTTGCTACGAAGGAGAGACAATGGAAGAACTGGAACGAAAGATTCCACGGATAACATTGGACACACGGGGACAGGCAGCAGTTATTGGAATTGATTATGCAGATGTCAGAGACTTCGCATCTGCCGGGATACTGACCAAGACGGATGAGGGAGAGTATATCTGGCGGCAGCATACGTGGATCTGTGCGGATTCCCCATTTATTGATTCTATCAAGTTCCCGCTGAGAAATGCAGGACAGACAGAGTTTGAAGATTTTGAGGTTGTTCCAGGTCCAGTGATTGATGTGAATCTGATTGCAGACTGGTGTATGGAACAGATGAAATGCTATGAAGTCAAAAAGATTGCAATGGATACTTACCGGTATACTTTATTCAAACAGGCATTTGAGGAAAGAGGAATTTCCATCGAAGATAAGAAAAATCCTCACGGAATTGTAAGGCTGATCCGAAAGATAACGTCAGCGACAGGAATTATCGCTCCATTCATTCAAGCTATGTTTAGTCAGGGGATGGTCAACTACGGACAATCAGCAATCATGCGGTGGTATACAAATAATACAAGTGTAAGTGAGGATAAATACGGGAATAAAATGTTTGGAAAAATTGAACCAAAATTAAGGAAAAATGATGGATTTATGGCTTTTGATGTTGCAATGTTTTGTAAAGATGAGCTGGAAGTCCAAATTATATATATTTGACAGGAGAAAAATATGTTTGAATTTTTGTGGAAACG